TCATTTTTCGACAGCTACTCTGATCCAATCCTTACCCCGATTATCATGATAACGAGCTGTCTGGTTTGGTGATTTATGCCCCAGTAGTTTCTGGGTGTTGATTCCTTGATCCTTATAAAGACGTTCTGCCAAAGAGCGCTGCTCGTGGAAGCTTGCTGGGGTACCATCACCACCCCAATCAATCTCTGCTTTGTCGCGTGCTTTACTGAAGTTAGTGGTGAGTGTATTCGAGCTTACCTTAGCGCCACGCTCAGCCTGGGATGTTGAGCGGAAATAATGGATCAGATAAGGGCTAACTACATAGTCCCGGCAGCGGGTGACTACATCGCGCAGGCTCAAGTTAATGGCGTCCAGTCGAAGCGAAAGGGGAATCGCAATCTTACTTCCTGTTTTTTCCTGCACGATATGCAACTGATCATCCCAGATATCGCTGAATTTCATATTTGAAATGTCTCCCAGGCGCTGGCCAGTAACAAGAGCGAGCAGCATTGCATTACCCATGTACTGGTGATTGGTGTCAGCAATATCGAAAATCTTCTGCCATTCTTCCAGATTGAGTCGCTGCCTGGTGATCTTGAGTCTGGGTTGCTTAGTAGCAAGTGCTGGGTTGTATCCGGGGAGCACTTCACCATAGTGCTGAGCTTCCTTGAACACATCGATTAACACCGACCTGATAACCTGTGCCATCCTTGGCTGGCCTGCAGTAATATACTCTTCAAGAATCACTGCTATGTCTCGAACGTCGACTGATGAGATCTGCTTCATTCCAACTCGTTCTTTTAGCAGTGCGATGGGTTTAGCCTTCTGTTTAAAGGTATTCTGCTTTATATCACCAGCTGTTAAGCGTTCCTCCTGAATCTTCCAGTACCGATCGAGCCATGTTGTTGTAGTAATTGCCTTACCTTTACTGGTGGCGATCCGATCGCTTAATGCAAGCAGCTGTCGCGACCTTTGTTCAGCAAACCGAGCGTTAGCTTCAATTGCTATAGCAGTAGCCTCTTCCTCATTAGTTCCAAGAGCGTGAAATTTTCCCGTTACAGGGTGCTTGTACCGCCAATAAACTTTATTGACCTTCCGACTGTAGAGTGGATAGAGGTTAGGTACTTTTACCTTGTTTTTACGTGGACGAGCAGCCATCAGACAATATCCTTTGTAACATTGGTGAATCAGATTTCTTCATTACGGGTTTGGTCAAATTACCTGTAATCTCAGCATCTTCTCTGACCCGCCAATATCGTCCTTCTTTAGTGGCTGGGGGAGTGAACATGCTCTCTTTAGCGTATCGACGTAAAGTATTCAGACTTGGAGGATTACTGCGGTATTTATCTGCAGCCCATTCCTCAAGGGTTAACATCTGAAGCATTGAAATTACCTCATCTTGGCCCATTACTGGGCCATATGTTGATTTTCAAAAATCAGTTTGCAGTCAGCCGCTGCCAGATTGCCGATACGTACTTAGCCTGATGGCGTGCATCTGCCAGTGCGTTATGCATGTCACCTTCGAACGGGATGGAATAGCGAGGATCGATACCGACAGCATTACCCAGCTCCACTATGGTTCTCACATCACGGTCATTAACGATTTTCCAAGGGCAGGTGATTCCACTGCGCTTGTAGGAGCGCCGCATTAGTACGTTGTCGAACGTTGCGCCGTTACCCCATACCTGAACTGATAAATCGCCGCTGGTAGTGTTTTCGCTGATAAAGTCGTTTAACTGCAGCAGGGCATCATCCAACGGGATAGCGTCGTCCACGACAATTGCCGATCGCGCTTCAGATGATTGCTTTAGCCACCAGATAATTGTGCTGGCATCCGTGATACCTCCTGAGGCCATTGCCGACTCGAGGCTGATTACTTTGTAGAACTCTGGGCCGTATGCACCAACTGATGGGTTAAAGAACACAGCGCCGATGGATACGATGGGAGCATCCGGGTTATTCCCCAATGATTCGACGTCAACCATCAAATGCGGGAAGTCCTGGCACTCTTCGGCATCATTATTATGGTGACTGGTACCGGTATTCAGGACAGTTGCTTGCTCAACAGCTGAAGCATCGCTTTCAACTGGCAGATCTGTTGCCGGGCTTTCTGGTATCGGTGCTGTAGCCTTGTCCTCGATGTTGCCAGTCTCTTCCATCTGCACATCGCTGGTGGTCTCCGGAATAGGGGGATTTTTCGGTTTAATGGATGCTATCGCTTCGTGCAGGTCGTTCCGCAAATCGTCATATGTCTTCTTCCTTGGCTTATCGTCTTCTACATCAGCGCTGACATTTCCTGACTCCTCTGTTTCTCCATGTGCCGGAGGCATCTTGGTTAGGTCCTCATGTATCCAATTGGGATCGTTTGAGTCACTGATACCTGGAACAGGTTCACCACGCTCGGCAGCCAGTTGTTTGTTGATTTCTTCTTCGGATGGCTGGGGTTCTTTTGAAGTCATTGGCATAGGCGAAGAGGAACACCCGCAGGCAATATCAACAATAAGCTGATCAGGGTGTGCGTGGTCTGTTTCCGTCATTACACGGTTCAGGTGCTCGCGATGGCGAGGTGGATCCTTCCAGAGTCCTTCGGGTGTGGTTTTGACCGTGGCGATGTTACAGGCACGGGAATAATCGAGACCACCTGGCATAGAGGTGAAAAGCGAACAGGTAGCCAGAAACTCGTGATTATCGACTCGGTTCATCATGGCGCTGGCCTGAGCGTCAATCTCGAAAGGGACGTTATAAATATCAAATTCGTGCTCGCGAGCTAGCAGTCCGAGCGAAATTTCATACTCCAGCCCGATTTTTGTTTGCGGAGTCAGGCGATCGGTATTGTTGTAGCCGCCAGCATCAGCACCACTTGGGGTACGCATAACAGATGTAATACGATTTCCCTTCGCCCACTCACGAACGAGTATCCCGCGATCTGGGTGTTCTGTTGCGAGCCAAAGTTTTGAGAATTGAATTACTCGTGTCAGCTCATGTCGTAACGCTGGGTCAAATACTGTTTTAACTGCGTTGGTATATTTCCACAGCAGTGCGGTGGTGAGATTTTCCAGCTCAGGAATATTTCTGGTGGTCAGCAATAAATTCTGAACGTAGTGGTTGTCGGTATCTATAGATAATTCGATAACCTGAACACGCTGCGCCTGATTAATATGATGTGCGGTGGAGTCACAAATAAATTGTGAGAGCAGGCGACGGCTGAATGTCATCTGCGCTACTGGGTACTCTGTGCGATCATCATCGTCGGGATCGATAACAAGGTCTTCGTCCTCGTTGGCAGAAGGCAGCGGCTGTTCTATTGTGGCTGGTAGTGGTGCAGAATCATCTGCAGGTTGTGCGGTTGTGTCCAGTACGGTAGATGCTGGTGCTGGTGCTGCTTCGGCTACAACTATTTTTTGCCAGGTTAAACCGTCCACACCGCCAAGCTCGTAACGGTCACACCAAGTGGCGTCCAGCACGCCATCTTCAGGTAGATCATCGAATACAGGAAAATTGGTTCGGATTGGCAGTTGGTGGTCGGCACCGCGGCCCACCTGAATACCAGCATCTTCCAGAATATTCAGAATTTCTCGTTCTGCACGTGAATCTGATTTTGCAGGGAACTGGCAAAACTGGCTTTTGGCATCAGTTGATTTCGCTTTGGCTTTAATGAGATACGCATAGTTGTTCATTGCGTTCGGGTTCCTTTAGGCTGTAAGATACCCGGGACTTTGATAGCTCCCTACGGGTAGTGGTCATTGTTCAAAACTCGATTCCGGAAGGCTTTGGTCGGCTAACCGGGTACTTAACCCGCCTTGCGCGGGTTTTGTGCTTTATGGGGTCATGCCAGCTGTTTCACCAGGACAGTTTCAAGCGCTGTAAGTACAGGTTCAAACGTTCTGTTTTCAGGCATTCTGCTCACGGCACGGATTACATCTGATACCGAAATATCACCCTCACGCGGTGTATATCCACCGCCAGGGCCGCGCTGAGAGATAGCGACGTTTCCGGTGCGCAGCTTTTTAAAGATCTGCTCAAGATATGACGTGGATAACTTCGATTCTTTACTGATAGTTGTCAGCGACACGGGTGCGCCGTCATAAATTCGATTCAGGACAGCAACAGCCTGAACGGATGCCATCACTCGCTTCATTCCAAATTCCATGAATACCTTCCCAGGCCGTACCGGCCATTGCTCAAAACTCGATTAAAACTGTACAGGCTGTTGGTCGGCAGCCGGGTTGCCCTTCTGGGCCAGGATGTAACAGATGCGGCGTACAATAACCCAGAAAAAGGGAAGGTGTACGGCCTGGCATCGCGCTGGTTTGCGTGCGAAATCGGTCATGGTTTGATCCTCGTTTTGCCCTTAAAGGCAGGCTGCCTGAACGTTTAAACCTGCTGCGCATTGCTGACTGGTCATCTCATCCGGTGTTTCGTATGCCGCCGGCAGCTACTTCGTGGGCGTCCTGCCTGGATGACTGATTTTCTAAAATCAGGCTACAAATAAATATGTCATTGGTCAACTCGTATTTGACATATTTTATATCAGTGATTTCTTTTTGGGGAGTTGTGGTGGCATCTTGAGGACGAAAAAAAAGCCGCTTTAAGCGGCTTTTTTTCTAGTATCAGTCGTTTTCTGTGGGCGGTTCTATTTTTCTTTTACTTATGAACTCGGCCATAAACTCATCGAGCTCATCCAGCCGGGTACGTGCCTGCTGTATAAAACGTGTTTGCTCTACGTCTGGAAGCTGATCAAACACTTCTAGTAAAGCAGCCTGCTTTTCACTTAAGACTGTTTTGCTATCAGTTATTGTTTGGAGAAACTCTTCTTCTTCATCTGTCATGAAGAACCAATAGAGAGGTTTTCCAAGGGCTTGCGGGAATAATGCAAGTTTTTCCTTACGAGGAAAGTTACCTGTATTGCACCAGTTGCTAACCGTCTGTGAATTCACGCCAACTCTGCGGCCTAACTCAGATTGAGATATGCCAGCTTCCTCAAGAGCCCTTAACAGTCTTTCTTCGAAGTTCATATTCGTATCCAAATCAAACCTATCCGCAAGCATACAAAGTTTCTTTTCAGTTGTGACTGATTAAGTTTCTTGACACTGACAAATTATTTATCAAATATATGATTCGTAAATAGGGAGAAACAATGAACGAAAACACCCAAAAAAAAATAATCGCGCTTTGTGGTAGTCAGTCAGAGCTGGCCCGCCGCATAGGTAAAAACTCTCAAACAGTATCTGTCTGGTTTCGTACCCAGGTCGCCAGCACTGAGGTACTCAATGCATGTAGGGCCCTGGATTGGAGAATAACTCCTCACGAGTTGCGTCCTGATTTGTACCCAAACCCTACAGACGGTATGCCGCAGAAGGATTGTTAATTATGCAATCAATAGTTACGGACAAGTTTAGCCAGAGAATGTCTGTCCCTATGAAATCACAAAATCAGAATGTACCGCGTCGACGTGATTCTATGCGTCGTCGTGTCCTCCATGATGCCGTTCGCGAATGGGAAACCAGTTTACCCGGTCAGGCCCAGGAGCAAATAGCTCTGCTGGTGGCTGAGAAATGGAGTGCGGTGGGCGGGCGTGGGATCACGGTTAATAAACAGAACCTGTTCCGATATCTGAAGAACGAAACGTTCTCGGACAAATACACCGCCTACGTCATGCAGCTGGCGCCAGCAATTGTGGAGGCTATGCCTCTAAAAATTGCTCAGAAACATGGCTGGAGGATGAGTGAAAAATCAGACGTTGAGCTGGTGGCAAGCGCGGTGAAGGAGTGCAGCGAAGCACACCAGGCAAAGTTGCTCGGAGCGCCGCTGCAAAATCTGGAAAAAGAGATCCGTGAGGCTGCTATTGCACTGTTTAATCTGTTGCCCGCAGATGTTGCAGGGCCGCTTCTGGCAAGTGTCGGTGCCGTGGCGCCACAGTGTTTTTAATCGAGTTTTGACCAATGACCAATAAATCACCCGCAGCGGGAGACCTGTAATGGCTGGAGACTGGATCAAGATGCGAGCTGATTTGCACACGCATCCGAAAGTCGTCCGCATCGCGTCCGCATTGGATGCGGACAGGTTGCGCGTCGTTGGCGCACTGCATGCGACATGGTGTCTGTTTGATGCTCATTCTGTAGATGGTGAGCTTGATGGATACACGTCAAAAACCCTTAACGACATGATCGGATTTGATGGGTTTTCGCAGGCAATGATTGCTGTCGGCTGGCTTGAAGAAAATGGCACATGTCTATGTATGCCAAGGTTTTCAGAGCACAACGGGCAGTCAGCAAAACGACGGGCACAAGAAGCTGACAGAAAGCGAAATGCGCGCAAATCGTCCGCATCTGATGCGGACAAAAAGCGGACCAGAGAAGAGAAGAGAAGAGAAGATATAAACCCAGAGAGAGATACACGTGAGGAAACTGAAAAGGCTTCAGGAGCTTGTCCAGAACTGGATAGTTTTACTCCGATTGGAAAATTTCAGATTACCACCGACTGGTTGCCTGGAACTGATTTCTCACGCCAGGCCGCACTTTGGGGAATAAATCTTGGTGACGAGCCTGGATACACCGCCGAAGAGCTCCAGCAGTTCCGTGACTACTGGAGCTGCGAAGGGAAGGTTAAACACCAGCAGCAGTGGGAACAAACTTTCGCACAAAGCTTGAGAACTTCGCGTTCACGCCAGCAGACCTCTGCTTCGCGCAAGCCATCCGCATTAGGGATATCTCAACCTGATACAACGATCCCGCCAGGGTTCAGGGGGTAACCGTGAAATCAACGATAGACCTGTTTAGTCGTCTACAGAAACTTATGCCACCTGGTGTTCAGCCGAGATTCAACAACGCCGCTGAATTGATGGAATGGCAGCGAACCGAGGGCATGAAGCGTGCTGAGGAAGTCGAAAAAGAGAACCGACTGACCCGTTCCCAAAAAATTCTCGGGCGCTCCGGGATCTGTGATCTTCACCGGAATTGTACTTTTGCCAGTTACCAGGTCGGTAATGATGGTCAGAAACAGGCGCTTTCTCTCGCCAAAAGCTATGCGCATAACTTCGGTAGTGGCTTTGCCAGCTTCGTGTTCAGTGGCGGATGCGGTACCGGGAAAAATCACCTCGCGGCGGCGGTAGGAAACTACTTGCTGCAGCAAGGGCACAGCGTTCTGGTGGTAACAGTTCCTGACCTGATGCTACGAATTCGTGAGTGCTATGACGGGGGCAAGTCAGAGGCTGCGTTGCTGGATGATTTATGCCGTGTTGACCTTCTGGTGCTCGATGAGGTCGGTGTACAGCGGGAGACTCGCGGAGAGTGGGTTTTACTAAACCAGATTATAGATCGCCGCTTGGCGGCACTGAAACCAGTGGGGGTGCTTACAAACCTGAATCACCAGGAATTAACAAAAACTCTCGGCGAGCGAGTAATGGATCGCCTGACGATGGATGGCGGTATATGGGTGAATTTCACCTGGGGTAGTTACCGAAAGAATGTGACCCATTTACGGGTTGTGAAGTAACAACAGCGAGTTTTGACCAATGACCAATGAACGTATTAATCAGATAGACCAGGTGGCGGTAGTTGTACGCCATACGCCGGGCTGTGTGCTGCAGGATATTTGCGAGGCGCTGGATATTACTTCCAGCTCTGCAGGAAACCTTCTGCGCAAGCTGGCAACCAGCGGGCGTGTTATCCGGAATCACAATGGTACGCAATATACCTACACCGTGGCGCCGGGCGCCAATATCCCCGATGTGGTGTTGCCGTACATGCTGGAAAAGCAGGATCCGGAACAGCTACAGAACGCCGAGCGCATTGCTAAAGAGCTGGAGTCGCGAGGACTTTGGCGCCGGGCCGCAACAGTTTACACCGATATCCTAAGCCTTGCGGCTAATTCCCTTGAGGTACAGCGTATTGTACAGCGTCGTGAAGAATGCTTGAGGAAGGGAAGGATTGCGTAAAATAGCTTTGTTAAAACGATGATGGTTGGGGTGAAAGGAATAACGAAGCGCAGAAAAACTGCGCTTCGTTATTTGTCAGAAATTATAATTATAGTTCAGACTTGTATTTAAATCACTGCCACCACCTACACGACTCCTCTCCCATGACAGGTCAGCATGCAAAGAATGTTGCTTGTTAAAAGAGATATTCAGGTAAGGTCTAGCACTTAATCTAGTCTTTGTTGCGTCAACATCATTGTTGATATATGAACCAAGATATTTATTCGATGCAGAATAGCTATCCTGCTTGTAGTTCAGATTTTGCTCAATAGATGTTTTTAAACCCATTATTACTGAATCATTTATTATGTAGCTGGTTTTTAACCCTGCATGGATGGTAGTTGTGTTTAAGTCAACTTTCCCATACTCCAGAGGGAAGTCGAGATCAGCACTTTCTTTATACCCTGAACTTTTAATTGAAGTATAGTTAACACCACTGAGAATACTCAGATCATAGTTTTTAGACTCAAGAAGCACGTACTTTCCAGAAAGTCCAAGTGCGAAGGATTCCATACGGGAAGTGCCTTTCCCATTCTCGATGTTACTGAATCCCTTCCGGGTAACTTCATACTTGTCATTACCATATGCAGCAGAAAGTCTTAAGCTAAAATCATCGGAAGGGCTGTATACAGCAAAAACGCCTACCGTAGGTTTTCTGTTTTGCAGGTCATATCCATACTTATTCTGTTCATTAATGTTGCTGTCAATTGAGATGCCAGCTCTGAATTTTGGGGTGGGTTTATACGCAAATGTTGCCCACGCCCCTGTTGAGTCAGTATGTCCGACATTATTGAAGTATGAACCCACACCAACACAATAATTACCAAACTCAGATGAGCAGTCTCTGTCCATTAAATCACGCAGCTGATATTGCTTAAGTGATAAAAGGGTATTTAAATTTTTAGCGTTTTTCTCTATAGAGTTGAACGTATTATCGATATCGACCAGTTTTGATGGCGTGACGTCAGGCGCAGGCGCAGGCGGAACTGGCTCAGGCGCAGGCGGAACTGGCTCAGGCGCAGGCGGAACTGGCTCAGGCGCAGGCGGAACTGGCTCAGGCGCAGGCGGAACTGGCTCAGGCACAGGCGGAACTGGCTCAGGCGCAGGCGGAACTGGCTCAGGCACAGGCGGAACTGGCTCAGGCACAGGCGGAACTGGCTCAGGTGCAGGCGGAACTGGCTCAGGTGCAGGCGGATCCGGAATTAATGGGGGTACTGTATCCGTGCTTTCCACAACAGGAGGGGGGAGCGGCTCAAAATAGTCATTGGCCTTGAGCCTGACTAGAAATGAGTGTTTATTACCAGAGTCTGTATCTGACTGCCCACCAACGATAAAACCGTCGACACTCCGAGTAATAGATGTTGCTGTAGACCATCCGCCACCATCACTTTTAAGACTTCCAAGAGTTACAGGCTTGGAGAAGTCTTTTGTTTCAAAATCAGCAATCCTATCCTTAACCCCAATTCTATAAGTGAAGAAGGCCTGGTTTTCTGTTGTTTTATCATTTGCACTTTCACCAACAATGACTTCTGCATCTGGTGAAATAGCAAGAGCAGTAGATGATCCTGTATTATTGATCTTGGCAGTGCCAAGATCAATCATGTGCCACTTATAAGAATTACCTGAATCATCCATTCCATTAGGGTTAGAAGACATAGAGTTCTCTTTAATTGTTGCTTGTAACAAAGAAACAAAGGCACTCTTTCCTCCTCTGATGTTATCAGAAGCACCAACGATTGCACTCGAACCATCAGTTCCTCTGGCTTCAGACCATCCTGAGGAACCTATAAGAGATCCAAGACTGTATGCATGATAGAACTCATTTTTATCTTTTATCTTGTAAGCAATAAAAGCTTGCTCCTTTGAGTCTTTCTCCATCAAGTGATTCATTCCCCCTACCAAAAATTCATTACTACCTCCGAACACTAACTTCCCAACGCCGTAAGCAGTTGAACTTCTCTCCCCAGTGAACCCGCCAAACCCTGCTACCTCTTGAGGAGCCTGATAACTACCGTCATCATTTCTGAAAGAATAAAATGCATGATTGATATAGTCACCTAAGTGCTCGACTCCTTGTCTAGAAAATCCGCTACCTACTATTAAATTTCCAGAGCTCGATACAGCATAAGGATTGACTCCTGGCCCCCCTGAGGTCAATGACCCGAGGGGAGTCATTTTTCCATATGAACCATCGGCGTTACGTAAGGAGACATAACCTGTTTTGAGGCGGGAATTGTCATGATCACTTGAACCAACAATTGTCGTACCGTCATTACTAATAGCTGAAACATTTGATTCACCACTATTATCGCTACGTAAAGTGCCTAAATCCTGTTTGTGAAGAGTGCCATCACTACCTAGGTAAATAACAGAAGCTCGTTTGTTTAGGTTGCCAGCAATAATTAAATTGTTAGGGCTGCTCCAGTAGTTTGGATATGCTAATCCCGTTATGGCTGAAGAGTCACCATCTAACAACCAAGGGGATGAGACATCCTCAATAGATACTAATATGTGACTTGTGGAATAGTTTTTGTTGTTTTCAGTGGTGTTTTGTTTTGCTATTGATTGGTTACTCAGCACAGCACCTATCAATAATGTAAGAAGTTTTTTTTCCATTTTGTTGAAAATCCAGTGATTTTGGTTTTATAGAAGACGTTATGTTTTATTAAGGAGTTGAGGTTTTCTTTTGGTAAAGATTGATGATATGATGAATTATCTGAATAAAATAATGGTATGATGCATAACTCGCGAGTATCATCAGGTATTTGGATTCAAGCCATCACTAAGGAATCCTATATCTATTATCAAGTATTCCATCTTATCATCCAGTTCATCTTCATTAATATCTGTGATAAGTGGGAGTAACTCACCAAATGAGCCATCTGAGTTGCGTATTATAACTACATGCTCAAGATTAATATTGCCATGACGTTTTTTACCAATAATTACTCGCTGGTTTTTACTAATGGCAGTAACAACTAAAGTTATTTTTTCCATTTCGCTGGGTAAAGTCATGTTCTAATAATATTGTCCTTTATGGGGTTTCTATAAGCAAATTACCCGAAGAGGTTGTAGCCTCTAGAGGTACCATTTTCCCATAAGTACCATCTGGGTTACGGTTGACCATGAATGGTATATAATCGTTACGATTACCATCATGCTGGCTTAGGCCAATGATTGTGTTCATGTCTTCACTAATAGCTGTTACTAATGATTTTCCGCTATCATCCTTTCGCAAAGACCCTAGTACTTGGATGATTATTGATGACTTTCCTTTTCCTTTATACAATATTAGTGCTTGACCATCAGCCCGAGTTGCGAGAAAACCTCCGTTCGTGGAAGAAACAAATTCCCTAATTTTTGCCACAAATACCTTATCTGCACCTGTTTCTTTGGCTGTGTTTTCTTCCTTCTGAGGTGATAGCAATGGCTTCTCACTTATGGATATTAACTGTTTGTTTTCGCAATGACTATTGTTACGTAGGTTTGCATCTTCTGTGATATTTTTTGCAAATGAATAATTGCTTAACGTGATGCCAATTAATGTTATAAAAACCTTATGGTTCATTTATTAAAAATCCTTTTATTGGGAGTGGTAGTAAACTGAAATTATTGAGCCTATTCTCCATCTATAGACTGCAATGGATTCAGTTTGATGATATTATCGGTACGTAATAAGAACACTCGACATAATCTTCACAAACAACTTCTTTCTTGTTAAATTTAAATAACTCTATATCAGGGCCATCTCGTCTTACCAGGTTTGCTTCTGTAAGTTTTAATCTGTATATGTAATCAGGAAGGCGTTGGTATGCTTCCCAGTCGCCACAAAACATAAACTTTGCAAATACACCGCCACTAATTATCTTTCTTCTTTCAATTTGTTGAGTATTCCCGAAATTGAATCTCACTCCTGTAAATGTGACAACATGGACCATATTGGTATTGTTATTTGTTTTTTTATACTCTGATGCAACATATACGCTCTGTTTTTTTTCTTTGATTTTTTTTAAGATGTTTTTCCCCCGAGGCTGTTGGCGATTAGTAGCTTTATATGGCAACGCTTCGACATGAGATGTTTCAAAACCCTCAAGAATAATATCTAGCAGGTTGACAACTTCTGCTTTGGAAATAAATCCATTGAAGCTTTCTGTTGCTTTAACTGGTGGCAATAACTGGGAAGTATCCCAGTACTCTCTTTTTCTATACTCTCCAGGAGTTACTCCAAAAGCTTTTTTAAACTCTCGACAGAGAGATTGCTGGGAGCTAAATCCAAGCTCTAGCGCAATTTGACACCCACTTTGCGATGTAAGTTTAAACAAGTTTGCTGCCATACACAGCTTCCTTTGCTTAATATACTGTCCTGGAGATATGTCTAAATAACGACGAAATATGTCATGAATAAAACGACGAGAATATCCGGTAAATTGAGTCAGGTCATCGATCGTGATATTCGATACGATTCTCTCCTCAATCCATTCCAACATTTCGGATAGCGTCTTTTTACTCATTGCTTAGTGGCCTTGCTGATTTAATAAATAGTAATGGCTGTATATTACCTTGAGTTTTTTATAATTTCTTACCCTTTTAGGCATAAAAATATAAAAATTGGCCCTTTTTACTAAAAATACCTGCTTATCATTGGGTTTTTAAACACTGTTACTGATGATAACTAACCTGTTGATGAGCATAATCTTTGGGTAGTCGAGAAGTTAAAACTCGAAAGACCTAGTTTTCTAATCATTTCAGATAGGTGTGGTTAGCAAATGGGGTCATTAAACAGATTGCAATCAGTTAGTGGAGAAGGAATAATGCTGTTTTTATATACAGTATTATTGTTCTTGGGAGGTTCATGAAGGCGGTACTATCTATAGTTCATAAAGGGTACTTTCTTGTAGAAATTGATGCCTATTTGGATAAAAAAGTGCCTGAGATGTCTTATGTGCTGAATCCAGATGCTAGCCTCATGAGATCCGCGTTGTAGGGAGCAGTCTAACCGCTGTCTGTATAGATAAACGATAAGAATGCCGTTGAATAGAACCTTCTGGATACCTGTGAAATGGCAAATAGCTGGTTGCTTTAAATCGTCAATGCAACCATGTGAATCGGGTTTTAAAAGGGGATTTGAAGTGGATAAAAAAGAACAAAAATTGACGAAAGGTTATGCAGTCATCAGATGCCACGATGGGGTTATCGTCGCCAGACTGAGTTCATTTCCTGAAAGCGACCGTGCTTTGATGTACCGACGGGGTGATGAAGCTTCGTTTGTGCCGTTGCAGGATGATGAGATTGTAGGTACGCCAACTCTCTTCACACAGATGCTTGAAAAGGCTGGTTACCGGGTTACCATGAATTCTGTTACACTCCCCTCGTAGGCCTGAACAACCTACACCTGCTGCGCCACGGAGAGAAACCATGGCGCGAACACGAAAAAGTAAAAACGAAACACTTCTGGTCGGCAGCTTGCAACAGAGCGCTGGCCCGTTGTCGTATCCCAAAGACAGACAACCACTATCATCCCGCCAGCGTGAAACGTTAAGCCTCCTTGAGCGCTTTATCGGTCAGCATGGCTACCCTCCAACGGTGCAGGAGCTGGCAGATCTGCTCGGCATCTCATCGCCCAATGCCGTATCTGAGCATCTTCGAGCTTTGCAACGGAAAAAGTACATAACCCTTACCCCTGGTGCCTCGCGAGGCATATCCATCAATAACAGATGCGAACCCGCGCAGGCGATGTTAACGCTCAGAGAGCTGGTGGATGACATACCGGGGCAAAACAGCGCGCACTGGCTTTCCTTGGAATGACAGAGGAACAGCGATGAAACGAAGCTGGTTCCTGCATGAAAGACTCACAACTGAACAGGCCGAAGAGCTGCTGGAACGTTATCGAGAGAAGAACGTCCGGACAGAGAAAAGCCTTGATGCCGACTTTATCCACTGGACGGTGAGCGCTTACCTCCCGGAGTACAGGAAAGCACCGCGGCAGGATAAGCGGTGGCAGCAACGTTGTTGGGGGCAGGCATGACGGTCTACAGCATCACGCCGTTGGGTAAACCACGCCAGACTCGGGCTGATAAGTGGAAAAAGCGTCCGGGGGTCCTTAGGTATAGGGCGTTTTGCGATGAAGTCCGGCTGCATAAAATCACGCTGCCGGCCAGTGGTTACCACGTCATTTTTGTACTTCCTATGCCGCAGAGCTGGAGCAAGAAAAAGCGCGCTGAATATGACGGGAAACCGCACCAGAGCAAGCCCGACAAAGACAATCTGGAAAAGGCATTGTTGGATGCTATTTTCGGTGAGGATAGCCATATCTGGGACGGGCGTGTGTCGAAAGTCTGGGGACAGACCGGGCAGATCATCATCCGGGAGGCATGCCCGTGCGCTTACTCCTGAGACCAGAAATCGCAAGGCAGATGGGGGTTGTTCTGCTGAAGCCCGGCAACGGGCTTATGAGTGTTTTTGCTCAGGGACGGGTGCTGGTGGAAGAAGCTCCGTCAAACATGGCGCACTTACCATCCGGACGTATTCCTGATGCCCGACAGCCGCTGGCCACCGATAGCACGTTGAATAAATTCTTTACCGATGAACGTGTGATCAACGCGGCTGGTGGCATTCCCGCCCTTGAAAGCTGGCTTGAGCGTAATGTGACCAGCTGCCAGTATCCATATTCTGACTATCACCACAAAGAGCTGGTGACCATGCGTCATCCGCCTGGCGCGATGATGCTGTGCTGGCATTGCGAGAACCAGCTGCGTGAGCAGACCACCGCGCAACTCTCTGACATGGCCAGGCGTAATGTAGTCGACTGGATCATCGACACTGTTCTGATGCGTCTGCGATTCGATAAGGATCGTGAGCTATCACTGGCTGAGCTTTGCTGGTGGGCGGTTTATTCCGGCATTGCTGATGCTATCACCGAGAGCATGGCAGAAAAGGCGCTGCTGTTACCCTGTGAGCCATTTAAGTCAGTTTATCGGGATAGTGACATTGTGCCATCGGTCCCGGCCACCAGCATTCTGGTTGACAGGCTGGAGGGGTACAGCATTGAAAAGGAATGGCAGGACAGCCCTCTCGAAAAAGTGGTAGTTGCTGTCACCGTTGATCCGGAGTCGCCAGCAACATTTTTTGCGCGTCCAAAGCGTATTCGCTGGGAAAACAAATCATTTCTGCAATGGGTTAAGACGCAACCTTGCGTGTGCTGCGGACAGCTCTCTGATGATCCCCATCACCTCATCGGCTGGGGGCAGGGTGGCATGGGGACCAAAGCCCACGACATTTTCACCCTCCCACTGTGTCGGAAACACCATGACCAGTTACACCGAGATCCGGTCAAGTTTGAAAAGAGTTCGGTCCGCAACCGGTATTAATCATTCAAGTGCTGGACCGGGCCTTTGCGCTTGGCGTGCTGGCATAAGGAGAGAGCAATGACACCACGTCAAAAAAGAATCCAACGTTCTGCCATGGAAAAGGCCGCTGCGGCACCTCGCAAAAGTTATCTGGGAAGGTTTACACCGTTGACCAGTATTCAGTCTGGCTGGATCAAATCGTTGCTTACTGTTTGGGGGGACGGAGTTCGAGGTGAAACAACGCCTAAAGTGCCGAGAAGCCATGCTTGTTGGAAGATGCTTAAAGGTATGCACTGGTCAGACAAGGCCCTGGAGAAATTTACTGTCGCCATTGAGCAGGCGCGCAAGGAAGGTTTCAGAGGGCAGCAGGCATTGAACCGGGCACACGCTATTCTCTGGCCGAAGGCTCCCGTCAGCCTAATCGACGCAGCAATGCATGATGATGATGTAGATTTTGTTGAGCAGTGCGTGCTGGATGCTTTTACCTCAGATGACCCGGTATATGTAATTGGGATGAATTACTACACCACGAGAAAACAGATATCTGTTCTGACGCGTGACCTGCAGCAGATAGCGCCCTGGCTGACGCCGCAAAAGGCAAGAGAAAGGGTGAAATGGTGCCTGGAGATATTCAGGGCGAAGGTGTTTTTATCTGCACATAAAGCGATTGATGATTGTAAATGAACAAAAAATGCTGTTTTCCGTCTTTACTATTGAAATCTACCCAAAAAATCAGATAATCCGTTCATGCTTGGCAGAGCTGCGCCACTCGGCAGCGACAAAAAGCGACAATCTAATATATTCGAGAGCCCCGCCAGTGCGGGGTTTTTGCTTTCCGGCGATACGACAGGGGTATTCGCGAAGATGCATTGCATCAGTACCCCTGTCATATCGCCGTATTGTATTTTTGAGCGTCAACCAACCTTGCCACGCAAAAATGAGCTGACCTAAAAGTCCTTTGGGTTTGCATGGTTAGTTTCGGTTATGTATTATTCGCTCCTTGGCCCTTTAGCTCAGTTGGTTAGAGCGGCGACTCATAATCCCCCGGTCGCTGGTTCAAGTCCAGCAAGGGCCAGCAACCGCCACTAGCTCATCAGGAAGAGCGGCAACCACAGTGTTGTAGTACGAGGTTCGAGGCCCCGGTGGCGGACCAATGCCGACTTAGCTCAGTAGGTAGAGCAACTGACTTGTAATCAGTAGGTCACCAGTTCGATTCCGGTAGTCGGCACCATACACTCATCACGACCCTTGTTTTTTGTGAATTGCATACGTTCACCGTATTTTCTACTATGAGCAGGTGGTGAATCCTGCCTATGCGGCAGGGCGTTTAAATCAGTTCTCGATCAGATCGTGCAGCGCGGATTATGTTGATTTGCATAAACCACTGGGAGGCACCCGGCACCACACGCCAATTGCGGTCATCGTATAATGGCTATTACCTCAGCCTTCCAAGCTGATGATGCGGGTTCGATTCCCGCTGACCGCTCCAGATGCCCACAAAACCACTTAACACTGAATTAAGTTTTTCTAAACCCATTTAAATCTCACCTGCCTATACTCATTCAAATGATGAATGAGAGGTATCTATGAGAGAAGGGTATTACTGGATTCAGTACAACGGCGGAAGGCAGATTGCTTACTACGTCCCGGAGGTTATCCATGATTTGGATTCCGGTAAAACTATCATCGGTGCCTGGTACGTCACGCGAGGTGATGATCTCTGCAACAATGGTGAGGTTGAGGTGATAAGCGGGCCCCTACAAGAGCCACTGTAATAACTAAACCATAGTATTGACATTACTGCTGTAATGCCTTGGTTTCCTTTCCCTTGGCATCGTCATTGCAGGCACGTATTACCCATGGATATGATGGAGCTACGATGAGTCCTACCTATGTGGCAGGTCGTTTTCGGGTGAATAACCTGACCGCAGTGAGAATACGGCCTTGAAAGCGATGTTATATTTATCTGAGACGGTGTTTTGTTAATAGTCTGTTCTGGAATCTGAACCTATCCCCGAAAGCGGGGATGATTATTAATTTTAAGTGTTTGGTTTACTGTTGGACTGAAAAAGGGTACTGCAGGAAGGGCAGATAAGATTTAACCCTTTTTGTACGCGTGAAAAACTATGCTCGGACAGATTAGAACACTTAGGGCAGGTGCATTTAACCAAGTAATTCTGGCGAGTTTTAACGGCTTTACGAACTGACATTACGGACTCCTGATGATGTTAGCGTGCTGAAACTAAGAGAGGTAGACGTTAGCCGCGGTAGGACCTCTGAGACCATTGATGCGACAGAACTCTACTCGGATACCGGGGATTAGTGTTTTTGATTCATTGGGACTAACGGCTGAAACGTGGACCAGGACGTCCTTTCTGCCATCGGATGGGGTGATAAAACCTTTTCCGCTTTTTCTGTCAAACGATTTGACAATACCTGTCATTTTACGGGACAAACAATTTCCTTCATGGTGATAACGGGGCCATACTATACGTATGAATGACAATAAAGCCAGATTTATTAATTTTTAGCGGCAGAGGCTGCCAGACGGCTAAAATAATTGTTGCTTAATTATTTTAGCCATGCGTTAATGGCTTCCTAGGTTTGAAAAACAGACCACATACAAAGTAGTTTACTAAAGCAGTCCTCATCACCAGGCGTTATTTCGAATATTCCTCCTTTTGAGCCTCTCCATTAAGTACTAAGTATTTTCTGTAACGCAGACCATATTGCCATTGCGGCTCAAATTAAGGAATTATGATATGTTTAATAAAATGACTGGTTTAGTAAAATGGTTTAACGCTGATAAAGGCTTTGGTTTTATCTCCCCAACAGATGGCAGCAAAGATGTATTTGTGCACTTTTCTGCTATTCAGAGCGATAACTTCCGGACCCTGTTTGAAGGTCAGAAAGTCCAGTTCTCTATTGAGAGCGGTCCTAAAGGCCCGGCAGCGGGAAACGTTGTTGTAGCTGAGTAAATTATACTGACCTCTGTCCATTTGCGATAACGATGACGGTTTTCCTGAGTAGCCAGATTGACAGAAGTGAGTGATACGGATTGCCAGTACTGGGTTACTTTACTGGGATGATGTTCAACACAGTAGGCCAGCATGTTTTCTCATATCCCCCAGGGAAAAGTATGTTGGCTTTTGTGGTAAGGTGCATGATTGCTGCACGAAGTAGTTCAGAGCAGAGGCTAATCCTGCTCGGAAAAATAAAGTGCGTAAGAGGTCAGGCGGACTTAGAAAGTACCTAACATTCAGATATATAAAACCTGCTATTGGCGGGTTTTGTCGTATCTGGGGAGGGGTATTTTCGCAACCTTTCATGTCTCAGTCCAACAGGAAAGATTTTCGTTGGCTAAATCTGTCTATGGAAAAGTCTAAGCATAGAAAAGGGATTTGATATCGGACTTGATGAGAAACAGGCAGAAGGAATTATCATTAAGCTCGATAGAGTTGTCAGGGATGAGTTAAAACGAACTTCGTTAATTTCCACCATAAATAAAATCCTTCGTAAAAAGACCCTATAAGGGTCTTTTTTTATGACTTTAACAACGCCATCCGAGCTTTCGGAGGTGAGGCTATGACCAGAATGAGCACTATTTACAGCAGACTCTCATATGGAACGGGCACAACGTTGACGGGGTGCGGACTTTCAGCCAAGGCGTATGCCGACACAACAAAAGAGGCATCGTGGATGTTGGCCGACAAAATAGCAGGGCTCAGTCTGAGTGACTGGGCGATTATTGTCGGTATTGCCTGCACCGTCATCACCTGCGCAGTGAACTGGTATTACCGTCGCAAGGAGAGGGAGGACAGGCTGAATGGCAATGTCTACGGGACAGAGAAGTAAGCTCAGCGCCGCAGTGATTGGCCTAATTCTCGCTGGTGCTTCCGCTCCGGTTATTCTCGATCAGTTTCTGGACGAGAAGGAAGGTAATAGCCATAAGGCTTACCAGGATGGAGGAGGGACCTGGACCATTTGCCGTGGAGCCACGCTGGTGGACGGAAAACCGGTGGTTCAGGGCATGAAGCTGACGCAGGCCAAATGCGACCAGGTGAATGCTATTGAGCGCGACAAAGCGCTGGCGTGGGTAGACCGCAATATCAAAGTGCCACTAACTGAACCACAGAAAGCGGGGATTGCGTCATTTTGCCCCTATAACATCGGCCCGGGTAAATGCTTTCCTTCAACGTTCTACAAGCGCATGAATACCGGTGACACAAAGGGAGCATGTGAGGCCATTCGCTGGTGGATAAAAGACGGCGGGAAAGACTGCCGTATTCGTTCCAATAACTGTTACGGGCAAGTGTCACGACGTGACCAGGAAAGCGCGCTGACGTGCTGGGGGATAGACCAGTGATCGGTAAAACAAAAGCGGTCGCGGTCGGTATCACTGCCGGTGTTATCGCCTTATTGTGCGTGCAGCTGGCTTTCAGCCGCGCTGACCTTGCTGCTTCTGAAAGCGATAATCAAATCCTGCGTAGCAATAACGCGCTACAGGGAGAGGTTATCGCTACCCAGGCATTCAACTTTAATCTGTTTAACCAGGTATCCGATCACACCAGACAGCTTAACTCGCTCATTGATGTAGGTACGGACAGGACTGTGATCGAATACAGAGAGATTCTTCGCCGTGAAAAAACATGTGATCTGCCTGTTCCTGCTGATGTCGCTGGTGGGCTGCTCGAATACGCGTACCGTTTACGTTCCCGCGAAATGCCCCCCGATACCAACAGACCTGACAAAACCGATGATCGTTCCATTCCCGCCACAGGGCTGACTTACTGCCAGGCAGTTCTCTGGATAAAGCCGTTGCTGGGGGAGTTAGAGAAAGGGAATAATCAATTGGCGGGAATCCGCAAGATTGAACAGAGAAAGAAATAAATAGTCTGTTTGTAAACTATTTTTAGGCACTAAGATGACTCATCCTTGAGTCAAAATACCCAGTGTTTCTCAGGGGTTAAAGCGATTAAAGGTCATGTGCAGCATTGCATGGAAAACAAAAATTGCTCGCTACTATTTTTAAAGTTTTCAATGTCAAAATGTAACCTAACAATAAACTCGACTGAGGTGTAGTTAATGCTTGCTTAGTATGGTTAATCATGCGTTAATGAGTTGTCGGTTTGGCACTGAATTTATCCTAAGCAATTCTCATCTCTTGTATCTTTTGATCTCCTCTTGGGTATTCTCTTTAATCTGATAAGTTTTTGTTTCAGACCATGTTGCCTATGCGGCTAGTTTAAAAGGTATTCTAATGACTGTAAAAAATATAGGGCAGGTTAAATGGTTTAACCATGCTAAAGGGTTTGGGTTTATCACTCCCGCAGATGGCGGAAAGGACGTTTTTGTGCATTTTAGTGCGATCCAAAACGATGAGTTTCGAACTCTTTATGAAACACAACAAGTTGAGTTTATCGTTCAGGAAGGCCCTAAAGGACCGTCAGCTGTAAGCGTTGTTGTACTCTAAGGACATTATTATTACATCACATATTCATTTCCGTTGCCCTTGCTGTCATGGTTCGCAGTACAGAACGTCGCACTTTGATATTTCTGATAGCAATCCATTCGGAGCCAAGTGCATTTTTTGTAAATCCTCAATGATCTCATTTGATAATGCTGCTTTGTACATTAAATCAGGGCAACTTCCTGTCGATTTTCGCAAGTAGCATGTTTTTATAGATAATTATTGTTGATATTCATTTTGGTGCTTCCGGACATCAGCAACCTGCAGACCAGGAACACAAATGAAAAAGGTTATTGTTTTTTTTAACGCAGAACCTAGCGTAGTGGTTTCCGTTGCGATGGATGCAACCACAATTTCCAGGACATATCCTGGCGGTGAGACTACGAGTCTCCAAATCATGTCTGCAGGATTTCCGTCGCTGACAGGTGATCATAGAATTATATATGTAGCAACTGACCGAGAGCTCTCGGCAGAAAATATAGAAGAAGCAGCAAAGAAACACTATTGAGTCAGTAGCTTTGATTTGCTAAGACCTGAGCCCCGCTACGCGGGGTTTTTTTTTACTATTTGTACATGTTTTCTCAGGAGATGCTTTCTTACGCGGTCTGGAGTCATCTGATAGTGATACATAAATGGAGATCTAAGATTGATAACCATTATCAAAAGGTACTCCCGGCGGGGTGGCCTACCACGGGGCGGCGGGCTCGCGGGAATCGGCTAGTTTTTCGGATCCATGGTCATCATCATCATGTGGGTAGGTCTTTGTTTTTTATGAGGGCCATTTTTCAAAGATGTCTAATCGTTTAAAAAGTGTTCACCATCATGGACCAGGAAATCGCCTCTCTCAAACTGAATATCAACCAGCTGGCGGCTATCACCGACGTACACCGGCAAACGGTAGCCGCCAGGCTTAAAAATATCGAACCCGCAGCGGGCAGCAACAGCAAACTCAAGCTCTACCTCATCACCGATATCCTGACCGAACTGATGATCCCTACGGTTTCCACCAACCTTGAAGACATGCCGCCATCCGACAGGCTGGCGCACTGGAAGGCTGAGAATGAGCGGCTTAAGTTCGAACAGGACACCGGCCAGCTTATACCTGCAGATGAGGTCGCAAGAGAGTTTTCACTGATGGCGAAAGCCGTCGTCATGGTGCTTGAAACCCTTCCTGACATTCTCGAACGCGACTGCGCGCTGCCACCGGCGGCGGTGTCGCGCGTCCAGACCGTCATTGACGATTTACGTGACCAGATGGCGCAGAAAGTCCAGGACGCCGAACAAGAGGAGGCCGATACCGAGGAGGAGTGATGGCAAAGCGTGCATCTGCATGCGGTATTCGCCGGGATGTTTCCGGCATCCTTCGCGCGCCGCGACGAATGGACGTGGCCGATGCGGTCAGCGCTTATATGCGTGTCCCGATGGGCGCGGGCAACTCAGTACCGTGGGACCCGGATCTGGCTCCCTATGTTATCGAGCCGATGAACTGCCTGGCATCGCGCCAGTATGATGCCGTGGTGTTTGTTGGTCCGGCGCGAACGGGTAAAACCATCGCTCTTATCGACGGCTGGATTGTCTATAACATCGTCTGCGATCCGGCAGATATGCTGGTAATTCAGGTCTCAGAGGAAAAGGCGCGCGAGCATTCGAAAAAGCGTCTGGATCGTACATTCCGCAGCAGCTCTGAGGTGAAAACACGGCTCAGCCCGCGGCGGAACGATAACAACGTCCATGACCGCACTTTCCGCGCCGGTAACTATCTGAAGCTTGGCTGGCCGTCCGTCAACATCATGTCATCGTCGGATTACAAAAGCGTGGCGCTCACCGACTACGATCGTTTCCCCGAGGATATCGACGGCGAGGGGGATGCGTTTTCCCTGGCATCGAAGCGAACCACCACCCCGCGCGAACCGCAACAACCGCAGCCGCAGGCAATCACGACGGCAGTATCAGATGAGGCGACTATCCGTGCTCAGGTGCTTGCCGAGCAAAAGAACCGCGTGAATGCCATTAACGATCTCTTTGCGATGTTCGGCGGCAAGCATCATGAGCTGCAGAATAAATGCATTGCGGATCCAGAATGTTCTGTCTCTCAGGCTAAAGATGAATTACTGGCTGCGCTGGGAAAAAATGCCACACCGTCGAATAAAACCACCGATTCGCACATTTACGCCGGAAACGGTAACTTCGTCGGTGACGGTATTCGCCAGGCGCTGATGGCGCGCGCCGGATTTGAGTCGCGGGAAAACGATAATATCTACAATGGGATGACGCTGCGCGAGTATGCCCGCATGGCGCTGACCGAGCGCGGTATTGGCGTGTCCAGCTATAACCCGATGCAGATGGTGGGGCTGGCGCTGACCCACAGCACCTCTGACTTCGGCAATATCCTGCTGGACGTGGCGAATAAATCGCTGCTGCAGGGCTGGGATGAAGCGGCGGAGACCTTCGAGCAGTGGACTAAAAAAGGCCAGCTTTCTGACTTTAAAACGGCGCACCGCGTCGGTATGGGCGTCTTCCCTTCGCTGCGTAAGGTCCGTGAGGGCGCAGAGTACAAGTACGTGACCACCGGCGATAAGGGCGAAACTATTGCGCTGGCCACCTACGGCGAAATCTTCTCCATCACCCGCCAGGCGATCATCAACGACGACCTGAACCAGCTGACCGACGTGCCGATGAAAATGGGCAGCGCGGCCAAAGCGACCATCGGCGATCTGGTTTATGCCATTCTGACCAAAAACACGAAACTGTCCGACGGCAAGCCGCTGTTCCATGCCGACCACAAGAACCTGGGCAGCGGCGCTATTTCGGTGGCCAGCATCGACGATGCCCGCAAGATGATGCGCCTGCAGAAAGAGGGCGAGCGTTCGCTGAATATCCGTCCGGCCTACATGCTGGTGCCGGTTGGTCTGGAAACGCTGGCTAACCAGACCATCAAGTCTGCCAGCGTCAAAGGGGCGGATATCAACTCCGGTATCAATAACCCGATCCAGAACTTCGCCGAGGTTATCTCGGATCCTCGACTGGACGAGGCTGATGCTAAAGCCTGGTATCTGGCCGCCGCAAAAGGGACCGACACCATCGAGGTGGCCTACCTGAACGGCATTGATACGCCGTACATCGACCAGCAGGAAGGTTTCAACACCGACGGCATCGCGACCAAGGTGCGCATCGATGCGGGCGTGGCGCCGCTGGATTACCGCGGCCTGGCCAAATCCTCGGGGCAGTAATCGCCCGACGCTGTTTCCTCCCGCCCGTCAGGGCTTTTTTTATATCTGAAATCAGCCCCGCAGGGGGCTGACTGGAGCATGTTATGGCTAAAAATTTTGTACAGAACGGAAACACCATTTCCGTCAGCAATACCGGGAAGGACGCTGTAAAAAGCGGCGTTCCCGTCGTCGTCGGCGCGAGGGTCGCGGTGGCCATCACGGATATTCCGGCGGGCGCCGTGGGGGATGGTTTCGCGACCGGCGTATTCCTGCTGCCCAAGCTGGCCGCTGATGATATTGCGGCGGGCACCCCGGTATTCATTAAGGCGGGAAATATCCAGCTCGATAAAACGGATGCGGTCCCGGCGGGTGTTGCCTGGGAGAACGCCGGAACCGGCGATACCGTCGTTGAAGTGAAAATTAATGCCTAATCCCTTTGACCGTCTGGCGGCCCGCATGGATGCGGCCACCGTAAAGCGAATGGGGAAAACGGCCACCATCAACGGCCTGGAATATGACGTGGTCCCGGCGGAGCTGCTCGAGGACATGGGGCCCTTAAGCGGGACCGGTACCTCGCTGGTGGTCTTCTCCGGATCGTATCAGCCGCGTCGTAATGACAGCGTTGATTACGGCGGTGAGTCGTTTTCCGTGACCCGTTTTGACCGTTTCAACGGTAAACCCCGGATCCACCTTGAATAGGGGGAGGGAAGATGTCCGTTAAAGGGCTCGAAAGGGCCATCCAGAATCTTAACAGCCTGAGCCGGATGATTGTTCCTGACGCAACGGCTAAAGCGCTGAACCGGGTGGCCGGGCGAACCATTACCCAGGGCAGCCGGAAGGTGGCGAAGGAGGCGACGGTGGACGATAACCGGAAAAAGGGACTCCCGGTCCGGCTGGTCCGCCAGCGATCCCGGTTGCGCAAGGCCCGGCATGACCGGCTGATCGCCTCCATCAAAATTAACCGCGGTAACCTGCCCGCCATCAAGCTGGGCACCGCCCGCGTCCGTCTGTCCCGCCGTAAGGGGGCAAAGCACGGGCAGGGCAGCGTCCTGAAAGTGGGGCCGTACACGTTTCGCAACGCCTTTATTCAGCAGCTGGCTAACGGTCGCTGGCAGGTGATGCGGCGCGTGGGGCGGGCCCGCTATCCCATCGATGTGGTGAAGGTGCCGCTTGATGCGCCGCTGACGGAGGCGTTTACCACCCTGTCGAAAAACCTGATCCAGAGCGACATGCCAAAAGAGCTTTCCGCCGCGCTGAAAAACCAACTGAGGATCCACCTGAAGCGATGAACAAACACAGCGCCATTCGTGCCGCCGTGCTGGCGAAACTGAAATCTGACATTACGGACTCAGTGACCTGGTTCGACGGACGCCCCGTCTTTCTGGAGGAGCACGATCTGCCCGCGGTGGCGGTGTATCTCTCTGATGCCGAATACACCGGCGCCACGCTGGATGAAGATGCGTGGCAGGCCGTGCTTCACGTCGAAGTTTTCCTCAAAGCCTCAAACCCGGACAGCGCGCTGGATAGCTGGATGGAAGACAAGATTTATCCGGCAATGACGGCGATCCCCGGCCTTGATGCGCTTATTGAAGCCATATTCCCGCAGGGCTATGACTATCAGCGTGACGATGAGATGGCCACGTGGGGCTCCGTTGACCTGACATACACCCTCACTTATTCAATGTAAGGAACTGACTATGCCAACACCAAATCCGCTGGCTCCCGTAAAAGGGGCCGGAACCACACTCTGGCTTTATACCGGCTCCGGTGATGGATTCGCTAATCCGCTTTCAGACACCGACTGGAACCGTCTGGCAAAAATTAAGGAGCTGACGCCGGGCGAAATGACGGCGGAATCCTACGACGACACCTATCTGGACGATGAAGATGCCGACTGGAACGCCACCGCGCAGGGGGCAAAGTCCGCCGGTGATACCTCCCTGACGCTCGCCTGGAAGCCGGGAGAGCAGGGCCAGAAAGACCTGGTCGTCTGGTTCAACGACGGGTCAGTCCGTTTTTATAAAATCAAATACCCGAACGGCACCGTTGATGTGTTCCGCGGGTGGTGCAGCAGCCTGGGTAAGGCCATTCCGGCAAAAGAGGTGATCACCCGCACGGCAAAAATCACCAACACCGGCAAGCCTGAGCTGGCGGAGGAGAGCGGCAGCCCGGCTATCGGCGTAACGGGAGTGACGCTGGACAAAACCACAGCAAGCGTGGCGGTCAGCGCGACGACCACGCTTAAGGTGACCGTTAGCCCTGCCAGCGCCTCCGATCCTTCGTTCCGTGTTGCCACCTCTGACGGCAGTAAAGCGACGGTGACCGCCAGCGGTAACACTCTTACGGTCATCGGCGTGGCGGCGGGATCTGCGGATATCGTCGTCATGACCAGCGACGGCAATTTTATCGCCACCTGCAAAGTCACCGTGACCGCATCCTGAGGAGCCCCCGATGTTTCTGAAAAAAGAGCCTTTCACCTTCAACGGTGAGTCCGTAACCGTGTTTGAGCTGTCGGCGCTCCAGCGCATTGAGTTTCTGGAGTTTCTGGCGCGCGAGGAAAAAGCGCTGGATAACGACCGTGAAAACCTGAGCGATCAGGAAATGACGGCCCGGCTGGTAGGGATAAGCATCAGCGCCGGTGCGTATGTTATTGCCCAGTCGCTGTGGCACAACGATAAAACCGGTCCGACGGTCGATGAGCTGCACCAGCAGGTGATGATGGAGTGGCCTGCGGAAGCGATAGGCAAGGCGGAAATGCAGATCAAGCTGCTCTCCGGCATGCTCCCGCCGGTGTCGGATCCTGATGACGGGAAAAGTGAAGAAGATGCCACCGACGCGTCCAGCGATGAGCCCGTCACGGCGGAAAAGCCCTGACCAGCGAGCGTGATTTTGTCCTGAAGCTGGCGCGCGAGTTCGGGCGATCCGACTGGCGCGCCATGCTGGCTGGTATGTCCTCAACGGAGCTCGGCGACTGGCATCTTTTTTATCAGTCGCATTTATTTCAGGACGCGCAGCTCGACGCACATTTCTCCGGGCTGCTCTATTCAATCAACTCCCTCTTTTTCCGGGATCCGGAACTGACCCCGGCACATTTCAGCCTGCTGTCGCCCTCCGGGGAACGCATTGCGGATGAGGAGCCGAACGATGAAGCGCTGATGACCGCAGCGGAGGGAATAACAGGAGGCGTCAGGTATGGCCCAGCAGATTAGCGACCTTGTCATTAACCTCGACGTTGATGGCTCCACGTTTAGTGAGCAGATTGCCCGCATCAAGAACCAGCTGACCGGCATGGCCGACGAGTCTGATAAGGCTCAGACGCGAATGCAGCGTGCCGCCGCAGGTCAGAGTGCTGCACTAAAAAGCGTGGGCGATGCGGGTGCCGCCGCCGCGACTGAGATGAAATCCCGCCAGGCCGCCGCGGCGGAAGGGTTGACGAAGGACTGGCAGAGCGTGTCGAAGTCGGTCGATGAGACACATCGACGGGTTGCCGAGCTGAGCCAGCGTCTGCAGGAGAACGGCAGCCATTCAGCCGCGCTGGCGCAGCGGCAGGATGAGCTTGCCGCCTCCTTCTTTCGCCAGATAGACGGCGTGCGCCAGCTGAACGGTGAAACGCAGTCCCTGACGAACGTACAGGCAAGGTTCAGGGCCGCCCGGGCACAGGGGAACATCACGCAGCAGGATTATCTGGCGCTGATTTCCCGGACGACGGCCAGGCAGAAGGAGCTGCAGGTCGTTGAGGAAAAATCGGCCGTAGCGCGTGCGCGATTTCTTCAGCAGCTAAAGCAGCAGGTTACCGAGCAGAAACTCTCCGGTACCGAGCTGCTGCGCATCAAAGCGGCGCAGGTTGGCGCCAGCGATGCGGCTGAGGTGTATATCCGTAAACTTGAAGCCGCCAAAGTTGCCACCCACGGACTGGGCCTGCAGAGCGCCGCGGCGCGTCGTGAGATTGGTATCCTGGTTGGCGAAGTTGCAAGAGGTAACTTTGGTGCTCTGCGCGGCTCTGGTATCACGCTGGCCAATCGCGCCGGGTGGATTGACCAGCTGATGACGCTGCGCGGGCTGGGTATGGCAGGGCTTGTCGGTGGGATTACAGCGGCCATTTATGGGTTGGGTAAGGCGTGGTATGAAGGCAGTAAGGAATCAGAGGAGTTCAATAAACAGCTGATCCTCACCGGTAATTATGCCGGAAGAACCACATCACAGCTCAATGAGCTGGCGCGTCATATTTCCGGTAAAGGAGTAACACAACACGATGCGGCCGGTGCGCTGGCGCAGGTTGTAGGTTCGGGTAAGTTCACGAGCTCCCAGATAGAAATGGTGACTCGTGCAGCAGCCGCGATGGAGAAGGCAACGGGGCAGAGTGTCGAAAAGACGATAAGTAACTTTGAAAAGCTGTACGACTCTCCCACTAAAGCCTCTGAAGAACTGAATAAGCAGCTTCATTATCTTACCGCATCACAGTTTGAGTACATTTCAGCGCTTGAACGGCGTGGAGACAAAGAGGCAGCAGGTCAGGTTGCTGCTGATGCTTACGGAAAAGCTGAACAACTGCGAAGCCAGCAGGTTCTGGATAATCTCGGCCTGATAGAAAGTGCTATTCGATCCGCAACAAATCGCTGGAAAGCGTTCTGGGATGCAGCCATGAATGTTGGCAGGCCCATGACGGAGCAGTCTCAGCTGGATCAGGTAAACGCAACGATTGCCCAAATTTATGCTGACAGGGAAAAATCAGGTAAAAGCGATTTATTTGAGCGCGGCCTGCAGAAGTTAATTAGTCAGAAGAAAGAGCTGGAGTTTGTCAAAAAATCACAGGATGGATATGCAGAAGCTCAGGCTCGTTCTAATGAAATTAATGAGAAAGGCGTTAAGGCTCAGAGTCTACTTAATCAATATCTGGATGCCGGAACGACAGCAGCAGAAAAAAGAGCTGTAGCGCAAAAGGAGCTGAATAAAGCTATTGCTGATAATGCAAAAGCTGCAAAGGCGGGGAAAGCAACGCTATGGACGAAAGAGGATATAGATAAAGCCAAGTCTGGAATAGAAAAACTCTATAAAGACCCAAAAACGGCAAAAGCGAAAGCCTACACCACACCCGCCGGGGACCGGGCCGAAGAGAAGGCGCAGTCTGAGCTGCTGACGCTGCAGGCGCAGCTGAAAACCCTGCAGCAGCATACCAGCGTTAACGACGTTATCAGCCAGCAGCGAAAGGACCTCTGGCAGACCGAAAACCAGTATGCGGTGCTGGAAGAGGCCTCCAGACGTCGCCAGCTGTCAGTACAGGAAAAATCGCTGCTGGCACACAAGGATGAAACGCTGGAGTACAAACGGCAGCTGGCGGATATGGGCGACAAGATTGCCCTCCAGCAGAAGCTGAACGGTCTGGCGGATCAGGCGGTGAAGTTTGAACAGCAGCAGCGCGCCGCGCGGGCAGGGCTGCAGGCACAGGCGGAAGGCGTTTCCGGTCGTGAGGCCGGGCGGGAAGCCACGCTGCAGCGCCTGCGCGAAACCTATGCCACCAACCCGCAGGCGCAGCAGAAGGTGCTGGACGCGCAGCGGGCGACCTATGAAGCGGAAGATGCGCTGCGCGCTAACTGGCTGGCGGGGGCGAAGCAGGGCTGGGCGGAATATCAGGATTCGGCGACGAACGTGTTTACCTCCGTCCAGCAGATTTCGCAGGCGACCTTCAGCGGTCTGGCAGGACAGCTGACCAGCCTGATGACCACCGGAAAATCCAGTTTCAAAGATTTCACCAGCTCGATCCTGAAAATGATCGTCGAGGTGATTAACCAGTTGCTGGTGGCCTATGCGGTACAGCAAGCCATGGGGTGGGTCAGCGGTGACATTAAAACGCCCTCTTCGGGGCAGTCCTTCGGCGTGCCGTCTTTTCGTCCTAAGGGATACGACGTCGGTGGCTTTACCGGGCACGGTGGAAAATATGAGCCCGCAGGGATAGTGCATCGCGGCGAGTTCGTGTTCACCAAAGAGTCAACCAGCCGGATCGGCGTGGCCAACCTGTACCGGGTGATGCGTGGCTATGCGACGGGTGGTCTGGTCGGCGGCGGTAGCGCGCTGACTTCACCCATGGGGGTTAACGTCTACGCGCCCGTTTCGGTCACCACCGGGCAGTCCGGTGATACGAAACAGCAGGGGAGCGGCGATGCCCTGGTGAAAGCCTATCAGAAGGTGATCGACAGCTCCATCCGCGACGGTATCGCCAAAGAAGTCCGGCCGGGCGGCATTATCTGGAACGCCAACAAGCAGAGGTAACCGATGGCGATAGAGCATTTTCCCTGGCGTATTCAGGCCGCCAGCCAGCCGACGCTGAAGAGTAAGGATACCGTCAGAGCGGCCGGGTTTGGCGACGGATACAAGCAGGTGAGCGGGTCGGGGTTGCACGACGAAGAGCTGAACTACGCGTTTTCGTTTACCGGCAACCCGGATACGGCCAGGGATATTTACGCTTTCCTGCGCAGGCATAAAACGAAATCTTTTACCTTTACCCCACCCGGCGGTGAGCTGGCGCTGTGGCGCGTTGAGGCTGACAGCCTGCAGCGCGTTACGAACAGCAAAAAGGTGGAAACCGTCACCGCCACGTTTGAACAGGCATTCGCACCATGAGTCTTAATAGTGATTATCAGAAGCTGGAGACGGGCAACAGCGTCCGGCTTTTTGATGTGGATGGCACCGGCTTCGGCGTCGGCGACGTGCTGCATTTTCACGCGCATAATATTGCTCATACGCCGGAGGAGATTGCGGCAGCGGGCGGCGATGAGATGAAGCTGCCCGCAAAATCCATCTGGTGGCAGGGACGGGAATATAAGGCCTGGCCCTGCCAGATTGAAGGGATCGAAACGTCAACCGACGGTACCAGCGCCCAGCCAAAGCTGTCGGTCGCAAACCTGGACAGCTCCATCACGGCGCTGTGTCTGGCCTACGATGACCTGCTGCAGGCGAAGGTCACCATTCACGATACGCTGGCGCAGTATCTGGATGCGCAAAACTTTCCCGCGGGCAATCCTTCTGCAGACCCGACGCAGGAAAAACTGAAGGTGTTCTACATCGACTCAAAAAGCGCGGAAACCAACGAGGTGGTTGAGTTCACGCTTTCCAGCCCGATGGACCTGCAGGGGCTGATGATCCCCACGCGGCAGCTGCACTCTCTTTGCACCTGGTGTATTCGGAACAAATACCGCTCCGGCGACGGGTGCGACTATGCCGGAACGCGCTATTTCGATAAACACAATAATCCCGTAGACGATCCGTCGCTCGATGAGTGCAACGGCACGCTGACGGCGTGCAAACTCCGACACGGGGAAAACAACGATCTGCCGTTTGGTGGATTCCCGGGAACGTCGTTAATCAGGAGCTGACATGCGGCAGAAAACGATTGAAGCTATGCTGGCCCACGCCGCCGCTGAGTATCCCCGCGAGTGCTGCGGCGTGGTGGCGCAGAAAAGCCGGGTAGAGCGTTATTTCCCGTGCCGGAATCTGGCGGCCACGCCGACGGAACATTTTCACCTGTCGCCGGAAGATTACGCCGCGGCGGAGGACTGGGGCACGGTGACAGCCATCGCTCACAGCCACCCTGACGCCACCACGCAGCCCAGCGAACTGGACAGGGCGCAATGTGATGCGACGCTCTTACCCTGGCATATCGTCAGCTGGCCGGATGGCGACCTGCGAACGATACAGCCGCGCGGCGAGCTACCGCTGCTGGAGCGTCCGTTTGTCCTCGGCCATTTCGACTGCTGGGGGCTTATTATGAGCTATTTCCGGCAAACTCATGGTATCGAGCTGACCGATTACCGGGTTGATTATCCCTGGTGGGAAGACAACTATGCGGATAATTTTTACCAGGACTGCTGGTATGACTGCGGATTTCGTGAGTTTAGCGGACCACCGCAGACAGGGGATATGGTCATCATGCAGGTGCAGGCGAACAAGTGGAACCACGCCGGGATCCTGCTGGATGGAAATATGCTGCTCCACCATTTGTACGGGTACCTGAGCCAGCGAGTGCCATATGGTGGCTACTGGCAGGAAAGAACAATGAAGGTTCTACGGTATAAATCTCTGTGCTAACCTTTGTGATAAATCGACAAAGGGAATGGAATATGAAAACAATATTTCTGGCTTTAGGGGTAATTGTGTTAGTTGGTTGTTCAACTCAGGCTGTTACGACGCAAAACGCACATCCCGTACCAGCTGAGCGAATCCTATATTCTGGAAATGGTAGCTCAACAATCACAGTTACTAGAGATAATGGTTGGTTTGCTGGTGGTGGTTGTTTCGTCGAATTGACTGTTGATGGGAAACCATATGCCAGAATTGATACTGGTGAAACAGTGAGTATAAAGGTTGATGCTGGGAGACATATTCTTGGAATTTCTGGTGATTCTCAAGGGAAAGGATTGTGTGGTTTTAAGGTAGGGCAACCACTTAAAGAGACATCAACCGATTTGAATGCTAATGAAACACAGAGGTTTAGAATTACAGGTGATACAAATTCAGGGTTGGATATACGACCAACAACAATGTAATTATTCAACTTAAAAGAGCCTCCTTCGGGAGGTTTTTTATTTGGAGATTGTATGAAAGAAATTATGACTCGTATCGAGCTTGGTGGGGAACTTGGTAAATTATTTGGAAAAGTCCATCATCGTTTAATCAGTAAAACGTATGAAGCAACCAGAGCTTTAGCTGCGACAGTCCAGGGGTTCGAAAAATACATGATATCCAGCCAGCGGCGAGGTTTAACTTATGCCGTTTTCAAGGGAAAGAAAAACATAGGTGAAGATGATTTAGGGTTCCCCGTCACTGGTGAAGTCATTCGTATAGTCCCTTTGATTATTGGAAGTAAAAAAGCAGGGTTGCTGCAAACTATTTTGGGTGCTGTTTTAGTAGTTGCAGGTTATGCATTGTCTGGATTTACTGGTGGTGCAAGTTTGGCCTTAGTTGCCCCTGGTGTTGCTCTTATGGCTGGCGGCGTAATCCAGATGCTTTCTCCACAACCAGCCGGTCTTTCCAGTAAGCAAGATTCCGATAACCGCGCATCCTACGCGTTCGGTGGAGTAACAAACACCGCAGCGCAGGGTTATCCGGTACCTCTGCTTTACGGTAAGCGGCGCATCGGTGGTGCAATTATTTCCGCCGGGATCTACGTCGAAGACCAGCAATAATCTTCTCATCTATCGCCATAGCCACCTTCGGGTGGTTTTTTTATGGGTGAAATATGACCAGCGATATCAAAGGAAACAAGGGCGGTGGCTCCAGCGCCCGCACACCTACTGAACAACCCGACGACCTGCAGTCGATTGCCAAAGCAAAACTGCTGATTGCCCTGGCTGAGGGAGAGTTAAGCGGTGGTCTGACGGGTAAGGATATTTATCTGGATGGCACCCCGCTGGAGAATGCCGACGGCTCTCAAAATTTCAGTGGGGTAGCGTGGGAGTTTCGTGCCGGTACGCAGGCTCAGACATACATCCAGGGGATACCGGGTTCTGAAAACGAAATCAGCGTGGGCACCGAAATTAAGAGCAGTACCGCCTGGACCCATACCTATACCAATACGCAGATATCCGCGGTGCGGCTGCGTATCAAGTGGCCGCAGCTGTTCAACCAGCAGGACGACGGCGATCTGGTCGGGTACTCGGTGAACTACGCCATCGACCTGCAGACGGACGGCGGGACGTGGCTGCAGGTGCTGAACACCAGCGTGACCGGCAAAACGACCTCGGGCTATGAGCGCAGCCACCGTATTGATTTGCCGCAGGCGGCCAGCACCTGGACCCTTCGTCTTCGTAAACTCACGCAGGACGCCAACAGCGCGAAGATTGGCGATCGGATGACTCTGGAAAGCTATACCGAGGTGATTGACGCCAAATTACGTTATCCCAATACCGCGCTGCTCTACATTGAGTTTGACTCGAGTCAGTTTAATGGCTCCATCCCGCAGATATCCTGCGAGCCGCGCGGTCGGGTGATCCGCGTTCCTGATACCTACGACCCGGAGACGCGTACCTACTCCGGAACCTGGACCGGCGCGTTTAAATGGGCGTGGACGGATAACCCGGCGTGGGTTTTTTACGATCTGGTTATCAGCGATCGGTTTGGCCTGGGTAATCGCCTTACGGCCGCTAACATCGACAAATGGTCGCTTTATCAGGTGGCGCAGTATTGTGATCAACTGGTACCCGACGGCCGTGGCGGCAGCGGTACGGAGCCGCGCTATATCTGCAACGTCTACGTGCAGAGCCGGAACGATGCCTACACCGTACTGCGCGACTTCGCCGCAATATTCCGGGGGATGACCTACTGGGGCGGCGATCAAATTGTATGTCTTGCGGATATGCCGCGGGATATCGATTACAGCTACACCCGCGCCAACGCCGTCGACGGGAAATTTACCTATTCCAGCAGCACCACAAAAACGCGCTATACCACGGCGCTGGTGTCCTGGTCAGATCCGGGTAACGCCTATGCGGATGCGATGGAGCCGGTATTTGAGCAGCCGCTGGTGGCACGCTTTGGGTTTAACCAGCTTGAGGTGACCGCCATCGGCTGCACCCGGCAGTCCGAGGCGAACCGCAAAGGGCGCTGGGGTATTTTCACCAACAACAAGGACCGGGTGGTGACGTTCTCCGTGGGGCTCGATGGCAATATCCCGCAGCCGGGCTACATCATCGCCGTGGCGGATGAAATGCTCTCCGGGAAGGTCACCGGCGGCCGTATCCACGCCGTGAATGGCAGGGTGATCGAGCTTGACCGGGTGGCAGATGCGAAGCCCGGGGACAGGCTGATTGTCAATCTGCCCTCCGGCGCCGCGCAGAGCCGGACGATTCAGGCAGTGAACGGCGAGAAGGTCACGCTGACGACCACCTACACGGAAACGCCGGAATCAGAATGTGTCTGGGTGGTGGAGTCCGATGAGCTGTACGCGCAGCAGTATCGGGTGATCAGCGTGACGGATAACGGCGACGCGACTTTTACCATTTCCGGGGCGTTTCACGATCCCGATAAATACGCCCGCATTGATACCGGCGCCATTATCGACCAGCGGCCGATTTCGGTTGTGCCGCCCGGCAGCCAGCTGGCTCCGGCGAATATCGTTATCGACAGCTATTCCGTCATCAGTCAGGGGATGAGCTTAGAAACGATGCGGGTGACCTGGGACAGCGCGGCGAACGCCATCTCCTACGAGGCGCAGTGGCGCCGCAATGACGGCAACTGGGTAAACGTGCCGCGCAGCTCCACCACGTCGTTTGAGGTGCCATCAATTTACTCTGGACGATATCTGGTGCGGGTGCGGGCGATAAACGCGGCGGAGATTTCCAGCGGCTGGGGATACTCACCGGAAAAAACGCTGACGGGCAAGGTGGGTAATCCGCCGAAACCGGTAGGCTTTGCCACGACCGGCATTAACTGGGGGATCCGCCTGAACTGGGATTTCCCGGCGAACACCGGTGACACGCTGAAAACGGAGATCCAGTATTCGGCGAACGCGGATTTTTCATCCCCTATGCTGCTCAGCGACGTTCCTTATCCCTCATCCGAGTACATCCAGTTCGGGCTGAAAGCGGGGCAGGAGTTCTGGTACCGCGCGCAGCTGGTCGATAAGTCGGGCAACGAGTCTGGTTTCACAGACTGGATCCGGGGCATGGCGAACGATAACGCGGATGATTACCTGGGCGATCTGGCTGATGACTTCCTGACGTCGGCTGACGGTGACCGCCTGACGGGCGATATCGATACCAACATTGAAGGGATCCTGCAGAACGCGCTGGCCAACCACGGGACCGTTGAACACCAGTACCAGCAGTATGGCGAGGTCAGGGCAGATATTCTGGTGGTTAAAACCACCGTCGCGGAGGTTGATAAAGCGCTGGCCGAGCTGTCAACGACGGTACAGGCGCAAATCGAGGACGTGACCGCCACGCTGGAAGACAAGCTGACCGCCACGGTGGATGCCACTGGCGTTACGGCTATTCATACTCTGAAAGCAGGCGTGCGCATTAACGGCATAATGTACAACGCCGGGATGAGTATTGCGGTGCTGGCCGAGGCCGGGAAACCCGTCGTCACCCGCGTCGGGTTCAATGCTAACCAGTTTGTGCTGATGAGCGGCAGCGGTGATACACAGTACTCACCGTTTGCTGTCATCAACGGCCAGGTCTTCATGAGTTCTGCCTTTATCCAGGATGGCACGATCACCAATGCCAAAATCGGGAATTTTATTCAGTCGAATAACTATGTGGCTGGTTCTGCTGGATGGCGGGTAGATAAAGGTGGTAACTCTGAATTCAATAATATTGTGGCAAGGGGGAGCCTGTACGCCGTAGACGGTAAATTCGGCCTAACCAACGCCGGTGCAGGCGTCACCATTAACGGGAATGGCTTCAACCTTGCTCTGCCGGGCGGAGGAAGGATTGTTCTTGGCGTCTGGTAAACAAGAGGATTTATGCCAGCAGGATTACTTATTGACCTCAATGACGGGCGGCCAATGCATATTGTCGCCGGTATGCGCTGCCCGTCTTACTCCGGTGCCACTAATGAAGTCATCGCCTACGACACGGTGAGTATCAACAAAACGCCGGGTTCTCAGGTGTTTGTTATCCCGTTGACGCCGGTGGTCGTATCATGGGTGGGGGGGACGTATCTTCCTTACTGGTGGGCAATGAGCGGGTTTGTTGATAACGGAGACGGCACGCTGAGATTTCTTAGCGAAACCACTGATCGACGAACGGTGACCTATCGTTCCTACATCTTTGAAATGCTCCCGGCGGCGTCGGCTGGCAATAACGTTGGCCTTCTCATCGAAAACTCAACGGACTTTGCGTCAATCAGATCAAACGCCAACGTAATGACGTGTGTTTACTCCGGGGATATTAACGTGAACGGCTCGGTGACGCCTCCGGCACAGGGACTCATATTTGCAACATGGAATGCCGCGAACGTGGCGGTTTACTATGACGGTGGCCAGATTCATGCTTACTATCCGATGGATAACAACGCCAACAACCCGGCAAATATCAATCTGAGGATTGCGATTTTCCAGCAGTCGCCGCCGGTTCCCGGTACCGGTCTGAACTTCTTCAATGCTTCCGGTCAGTGTACATTCTCGACGTCACGAAAACCGTTCATTATCAGCGGAAACTGGAACGTCTCCGACGGGTACACCGATATCGGCAACAATATGGTTGCTCTGGCATCGACTGGCGTACAGACGACGATTGGCGGTGGTTATTGTAATGTCCGGGTGAAGGGCATTGAGAGGATCGGCAACAGCGTTCGGGCGCTAAATTCAACCCTCCATTCTAACTGGCCGGATAAATACCCTATGTATAAAAACACGACCACAGCAATTCCTCTCCCACTGATATCCAACTTTTACTGATTCATTCGCATCAATCGTATCCATATCCACAGATAAACCCTGCTCCGGCGGGGTTTTTTATTGCCTGAGAGCAGGAGTGATCATGTCTGCAGGAACGTTAACCCTGACAAATAATTCGGCCTCAGTAGCGGGGCAGGGAACCACATTTTCCACGGAGCTGGCGGGAGGGGACTTTATTCTGGTCACCGTTGGCGGTATCCCCTATACGCTGCCGGTGAAGTTGGTCGACAGCAATAATGCTCTGACGCTGGTCAGTAACTTCACCGGACCGTCACAGACCGGTGCAGCCTGGTCCGCGATTCCTCGCGTGGCGCTGAACATGGTCACCGCTGCGCTGGTGGCACAGAGCGCAGAGGCGCTGCGTGGCCTGAACTATGATAAGCAGAACTGGCAGCAGGTATTCAGTGCCGCTGGCAACATCACCGTGACCCTTCCGGACGGTTCGAAATATTCCGGCCCGAGCTGGATGTATCTGACCACTGCGCTGAATGGGAAGGCGAATACACAAGACGTAAACGATGCGTTGTCGAAAAAGGCTGATGCAACGGAACTGGCGAAAAAAGCAGACGCTTCAGAGTTAAGTAAAAAACTGGATAAGTCAGGCGGAACAGCGTCGGGGAATTTTGATTTTACGGGGATTACCTCGTTAAACGGCATGAAGGCTGTCAGGGTCAAGGGATTCAGAGACCCCTCCAGGCCAGATGGTTCCAACAGTAATGATGTTGTTATCATCACAGCAGAAAATCCGCAATCTGGAGGCTACGCTAACTATACGCTTTATCAGTGGTATGCCGACGGCTGGCTGGTGGGGGTTAAACGTAACGCTGGCTATGGGACTATCTCCTATGGCATCTATTTTAATGGTTCCAGCACCGGGGCATCTAAAGAGTGGAATTTCAATAATGACGGTAACGCCTCCGGTGGCCAGTGGATTAATGGTTCTGATATTCGACACAAATCAAAGCTGGTCACTGTAGAGAATCCGTTATCAGCAGTGCTGAGTTTTCGCGGTATGGCCTATGACATTAAAGATGGTGGGCGTGCCGTTGGTCTTATCGCCCAGGACGTTGAGCTGTGGTGTCCGGAGGCAATCAAAACCTATGGTGATCGCGAGTTCAGCGACGGCGAGGTGATTACAGACTTTAAGTACCTGGACACCACTGGCGTTTCTGCGGCGTACCACACCGAGGCGATTAAGGAGCTTTTCAGCTTGGTTGAGTTAGCTCTTGATGATCCGACAGCATGCCGTAAGCGCATCGCGGAAATTAAGTCTTTAGTTAAACAGGATGATCCAGTCGTGGAAACTATGCCGTCTCAGCCAGGGAGTTAAAAGCCGCAGCCCTTCGTATGCAAGAAAGGGCTGCGGCAGTTGCTAGGTGTTCATGCCATAGGCAACCCGGAAAATATTAGCATTAAATCTTGGATTTTTTTCTCCTTCCTTGTTAGGTGATTACCCCATTTTTAAGGTAAGGCAATAGCCATCCATCAGGGCGGTAGCTTGAATCGATCACAAGATAGTCATGCTGTATATACATACAGTTAATGTGGAGAGCATCCCATGCCGCGTTACTATGAAATCGAGACCGCATTCCGTGCAGCTATTGAGCGGGAACCTAACGGACGTCAGACGGTGACCACTGAGCGTTTTGTCGAGGAACTGGCAAAACGAAACTGGAACTACTCACTGAGACAGGCAAATCAGTGGATTGAAGCGAGCGTGTGTACATTCAGGGATATTTCACAACAGGAAGGGGAGAGCAGGATCTTCATGGTGTTTAACCCAAACGGGGGGTTGTAAGATGGCGTTTCAATCACCAGCTGCAGATTACATCGAGCGTTCAATTTCTCTTGATCAGGAACTTATCCATCGACCGGCGGCCACGTTCTTCATGCGCTCAGGACAAACGTACTGGCGTGCTGGAATACTGCAGGGCGCTTTACTGGTTGTAGATCGCGCAGCAACAGCCTTTGATGGTTCGATTGTGGTGTGCTCGCTTGCCGGGGAGTTTGTTTTAAAACGACTGCGTCTTTCACCACTTCGCTGTCTTGAAAGCCTGGATAATCCAGCAGTTCGTCAGCCATTACCAGAAGGCGATGACGATGGTGTTTTTGGTGTCGTGACCTACAGCATCAACGATACCCGTTCAGCTGAATTCGATGACTGTCCGGTTATGTAGACACTGAAAAACCCTTGGAATATTCATCGAAAATTCAACGTATATTATTGATTTTTCGTGTATGGTTTTTAACCATTTATTCCAAGTAAAACGGCTAAATGGCTGATTTATTGAATAATGCGGGCGGTCTCGAAAACCAGTCCAGAAGCGTGTTTTTCTGGAAAAAGTGGTTATCAAAACTCAAAAATAATTTTTGAAATTCATGATGTTAGCTGAGCGATGAAAACGGACTTTCAATAGCTAAAAAATAGTTTAAGTGCAATTGAGTCAATTAGTTATGCTCTGGTCTCAAATCTAATGCTGCGTCACATGGGCTGGACCGAAGCGGCAGACCTCATCGTTAAAGGCATGAGCGGCGCCATCAACGCGAAAACCGTGACCTACGATTTCGAACGTCTGATGGAAGGCGCTAAACTGCTGAAATGTTCAGAGTTTGGCGACGCTATCATCGAAAACATGTAATTGCGGTAATTGTTAAAAAATCAACGGGAGGTCAACACTCCCGTTGATTTATTTTAGCTTGCTAACGGTTATCAAAATAAATTATCAAAAACCTATTCTTTTTGGCTAAACACTTATCGTTACTCAGATGACAACAGAACGGGGGCCACGTGACAATTCTGCATGATCATCAACAAGAATTTTTATCCTTTCAAAATCATCCTTCTGACTGAATATGAATTGCTCAGCTCGCCAGAGCTGTAAATTATTCAAGTGATTTAGCCGCCAATCTTCGATTTTTACTAGTCGTGTATCCAGAATGGATTTCAAGAAGTCTAATCTATCAAAGATATTTAAATCACTGCCACCAATTTTGTTCGTAATACATTTATAAATGAAATCTCGCTCATCAAGTAACGGTTTTTTTAAGGATGGGCAAACCATGGCAATTGTTAATGTTGGTGATAATGGGAGGTAAATCTGTACTCCAACTAACGCTATCCCAGTATTGCTCCTATCTTTGAAGTTAGTGTCGTTGTACATCGTAACTGGGTTGTCAGATATGAAGAATGGATTATCTACTGTTGTTTCGAACAGTATCCAATCTTTTTCATTAATTATGGCTGTTTCTAAATCACAATTTACAATCTGACTTAGAAAGTTACCTTTACTATTTTTTTCGAAGCTACCTTCATCAAAATAATTTTCCAGTTTATCGTTAGTCAAGCCCCTTGATGTTAACTTGGAGTATAATTCCTGAGCTATATGTTTCTGATTTTCATACTCACCTCGGGAACGAAGATATTGTACTGCAACAAACCTTGATAAATATTTCCGTTCTTCTTTTGATAGTGTATTAACGTCCTTGGTCGATATAATATTTTTAATTACTGAACCAGCTTTGGTTTCATAAATAGCCAGTAATGACTCAATGCTTACTATAGTTGGATGCTCGTGAAGATTGTAAAATTTTTTATGAACTGTTGCATCGTTAATGCTCATTTTCATAATTCTACGAGATTGCTTATTGAATGAAAATACTTGCCCGTCTTTTTTCCGTTTCTCATTGTGTATGATAAAGTTTTGAAGGAGGAATTTAGGAACCGTATGCTGTCTTACAACATCCGTGTGTAGTAAATTTTTATCTTTCATAGTGTGTTCCGCTTAAATTAACAATATCGAAATTTCTAAATCCGATAGTTATTGTCAGAGTGAAATTATTCATGTCAATCTCGAGATGAAGCATAAGTGCTTTTTTAACTAAATTACAATGGTTGTCCATCCTTTCCCTCGGTCATGATGGTATCAAGCTGTCTGATTCGGTGATTTATGTCCCAGTAATTTCTGGGTATATACACCTTGAACCTCATAAAGGCGTTCCGCCAAGGAACGCTGTTCGTGGAATGTAGCTGGTGTTCCATCCCCCCAATTGATCTCTGCTTTATCACGTGCCTTGCTGAAGTTTGTAGTGAGGGTGTTGGATTTTACCTGTGCACCACGTTCCGCTTGCGAAGTAGCCTGGAAGAAGTGAACTAGGTTAGGACTTACTGCATAATCACGGTACCGAGCTACAACATCCCGCAGACTCCAATTAATGGCATTTAGTCTGAGAGATAGAGGGATCGCAATTTTACTTCCCGTTTTCTCCTGCTCAATATGCAGATGATCGTCCCATATATCGCTGAACTTCATGTCCGAAATGTCACCAAGACGCTGACCTGTAACAAGAGCAAGTAGCATTGCGTTCCCCATGTACCTTTGATTAGCATCAGCAATGTCGAAGATCTTCTGCCATTCCTCAAGGTTAAGACGCTGGCGTTCGATACGGCGCCGTGGTTGCTTGGTCGCAAGGGCCGGATTATAACCAGGAGGGACTTCGCCATAATGCTGCGCTTCTTTGAACACGTCGATCAGAACTGAACAGATAACCTGAGCCATTCGCGCCTGGCCTGCGGAAACATATTCTTCCTGAATTACTGCAATGTCGCGAACGTTTACTGAAGGAAGTGGCTTCATGCCTACACGCTCTCTCAGCAATGCAGCAGGTTTTGCTTTCTGCTTAAACGTGTTCAGCTTTATATCACCAGATGCAAACATTTCTTCCTGAATGTTCCAGTAACGATCAAGCCATGTACTCGCCGTTATTGCTTTGTCCTTGTTAGTAGCTATACGATCGCTAACCGCCGGAATTTGGCGGGTTCGTTGCTCTGCAAGGCGAGAATTAGCCTCAGTAGCGATTTCCATGGCTTCTTTCTCATCTGTACCCAAGGAATGAAATTTTCCGGTAACAGGGTGTTTGTAACGCTAATAAATTTTATTAACCTTTCGGCTGTACAGCGGGTAAAGGTTAGGAATGCTAACGTTGTTTTTACGTGGTCTGGCAGCCATCAGATAATATCCTCTGAAGTGTAGGTGAGTCTGACTTGCAGATCACTGGTTGAGCAATATTTTCGGTTAACTCGGCATCCTCTCTAACTCGCCAGAATCGTCCTTCTTTACGAGCTGGTGGGGTGAACATGCTTTGCTTCGCATACCAGCGCAATGTCTCCATACTTGGTGGATTGCTCCGGTATTTCTCTGCTCGCCATTCTTCAAGGGCTAACATCTGAAGCATGGTTGATCACCATACGGCCCGGCTGCACCCGGACTTAAAAATTATAGATACATGTCCCATACCCGCCACGAGCGCCTTCAACACAGACCTCTCAGCGATCTACTTTTTTAGTTCCTCTATCGCCTCGCGTAGCTGCTTAGCCAACCACTCCAGTGACATAAGTGGGACGCCAATATTTCCTGTGGCTATGAATTTACTGGTTAAGTGCTCGATAGCCATGTCCACACCCTGAGCTTTCATCTCGGCAACGAAGCGATCCGTTGCGATAAATGGATTTTCAGCATTCACATCGCGGAAAACGTACGTGTTAATTTCGGACATGCAATCTATCGGCACTGATGCGTATAGGTACTCGTCCGCTTCACCAATGAACTCACCGTGGTTTTCACTGACATCAGTCAGCAAGCGAAGCATCTGAGCATTCTCTGTAGCCAGCGTTTTACGCTGTTCCATTGATTTACACAGCGCAGCACTGGTTACGTCGAAGCGGTTGGCCAGTTCATTAATCAGACATTAAGAAGCCACTGGCAGAAGTGGGGCGGTCTTACGGGCAGCATCAAGCAGTTGATCCTTGGTCATGCGTGGTTGCATTACTGCAAAAGCTGTCTGGTTAGTCATCATTAGTTTCTCCATGTTATTGCACCCTGCACGGCACTAAATTTTGAGTGTACAAATACCTCAACCGATGGTGATTGAAATTTGGGGTATCTTTTCAGTAAATACGTGGTGTTAGGAGCTTAGTAAAACGGTAACATTCATCATTTGATAGACATTTATTTGTGATTATGTAAGTGTTGAATTGTTTCAATAATCTACAGTTTTTAAGTTAAGCCGGATTTTAATCTAAATTTTAATTAAGGAGCTCTGG